TTAAATAGGAAAGAATATTTGATGGCAATTAAAGCCGAATCTGGTAAAACAGAGTACAAACCAATCTTAGGATTAAGTACGGATAGATATGTTAAATAAAATCAAAAAAATAATACACACAGTGGACTGCTGGCTTAATAGATATGCATTCGAATACAGAATCTTTGTTCTGGTAGCAGTGATATATTTATTACATGCTCACTACACCGGTTGTTAATGACTGACTTCTTTAAAAGAGGAGAAGCTCTTAAAGCCGAGCTTACTAGTGGCAAATGTCCCACATGTCATCAATATACTATGCTAGTATCGGTGGCGAGAGATTTCTATAGATGTATCACTTGTGGTGCTGATCTTGAACAAAAAATAAATGGCATTATAAAATATATTCCCTTTAATGTTAAGACCCATGTACCGGAAAACAAACCTGAAATAAAGAATGGCTAAAGGAACGTACGGAGTCAATACCTATCGTGATAGAACGCGCAAAAAGATAGGACGTCATAAAAAAAACATGAATAAATCTGAAAGGCGTAATTTTAAATATTACGTGGGCCAAGGAAGAGCTAGATAGTGGGACCTTCTCTGCAGCTATAACTCATAGCTATCTTATTATCATTAACATACTTATAACCCATTTTGGACAGCAACATGGCTGCCTCTGTATGGGCCGCTTTTGAGCACTCATACCAGCTGTCAAAAGTCTTGGGAAACTGCATAGGGGGTAAACAAGCTGGTTGAGCCCCTAAAAAAGAGCACACCCATATTATTAATGTAAACTTTATCATTGACAGTCCTTGAAAATTTATATAAATATCCTATATCATTTGATACAAATGAAAGGATATAACAATGACAGACATAAGTAAATATAAAAGTCTTGCAGTCGATCTTAGTTGCTATGCAATAATTGATAAACTCTCTCAGATTCTGGCCCCAGGGGTCAAACTTAGTAGAGCGCAAGTAATTAGAATGTTAGTAGATGAGAAAGCGAAGAAATTGAATGGCAAAATTAAGCGTATTTCCAAGAGCAAGTAGCGAAGGCGAAGAACTTAAGGATCCTATTCGAAGTCTTTGGAGAAACGTTTTAATCGTAGCTCTAGAAGATGCAATGGGGAAAGGAGTTAATGGCGGCAGTGTGTGGGCTAATAAGAATTATTACAGCCACTTATCAAAAGAATCTGCACGTAATTATTTTCTGGAACCTAGTAGGGATTTCCAAATGGTGTGCCAGCTAGCTGGTTTTGACCACCTATATGTTAGGAAGAAAGTGAGGGAAAAGATACATGAAGGAACAACAGATTTGTCCTAGATGCTTTGGTAACGGTTACATCAAAGTTCAGAAGGATACTAGAGAAGAAAAAGAAATTGTAGTACAGTGCACCATGTGTGATTCGCAGGGGGAGATCACCAAACTAGAAGGACCCCTCGATGAACTGAGAGCGAAAGGACTATGATGCCACATAAAACTATCATCTTTTTAATGCTCTGCACTCTGTTGGTAGCATGCCAAACAGGTCAGGGTTTCAACAATCCAATTGTAACGGCGCTAAGGTTTAGCTATGGAATAAGTAAATGACCATCCAAGGTGACAGTAGTGACTATGACTTACTGGCCAAATGGGTGAGAGAGTTAAAACTAAGCACGGATCCGTGGCCAGATCGGATACTAACTTGTGAGATAGGAGTCAGGGAAGGCTTAGGCTCCAAAATTATTCTAGACGAAATTATAAAACGAATACCTAAGGGACGAATTAACTTTAAACATGTAGGCGTTGATCCTTACGATGATTTAAAATACCAACATTACGACAATACGCCGGCCTACACCGCTGACTATTCACCTCAAATGATGAAGCAGATGGTCCAGGATTTTCTTCCTTACCATCAATACAAATATCTTCACATGACAGATACTGAATTTATGGGAGCATGGTACGACCACAAGGTACCATTTGATTTTGTTCATTTAGATGGACCTCACATGACCAAAGATGTTTTTACTGAAGCCATCTGGTTTGCCAACCGATCAAGGGTTGGGAGTAGAATGGTATTCGACGATTATCTTAAATACGGAATGGATCAGATTGCTTTTGCGCTAACCTATTTCGGATATAGAACACAACACATGGGGGACCATAAATGCATGTTGGAAAGAATGGAGTAAAGAAACCTAAGCACGGTGGTGCCCAAGAAGAATCTAAACGAATTGAACAATACGCTGATCAATGGTGTAAAGATAATGGCTATCCTCTTCAGCGTAGGAGATACGTCTATCAAGGAAAGTGGGTGAAGAATGACGCCAAATGATGCTGCCTACATGGCTGGACTATTTGATGGTGAAGGTTGTGTTATTTATAAACAACATTTAGATACAAAACGTAAAGACAGGCCAAAACGCTATAAAGTTTGGAGAATTGCTTTGGAGATGTCCATGACTGACAAACCCGTTATGGAATGGGTATATGACTTAGTTAAATGTGGAACTCTTAAACTCAATGTTAAAAACAAATCTCCCAGTTCTAAATCTCATTGGAAAGATCAATGGCGCTGGAGGTGTAGTCACCGAGATGCCTATCAAGTTGCTAAACTGATATGGCCATACGCTCAGGTGAAATTGCATAAGTTAGAACAAATAATAGATCATTACGAACCGGAATTTTCCGATGATAATGTGTTTAGTCTGGAGGACTATAAATGATAATACAGAATAAATTTAAATATTTAATCCCTGAAGAGAATAGAGTTACTACTCCCGCTGGTAGGCATTACACTTATTTTGGAGAGAAGCTTCCAAGTGTGACGACTATTCTACAAGCGACCCAAGATTATGGTAAAACACTAGGGCTCGAAAGATGGCGACAAAATGTCGGTGATAAGAGAGCGGACGAAATTCGTGATAATGCAGCCAAGCGTGGTACAATTATGCATAGAATCCTTGAAGGAGTGATTACTGGGAAGCCCCATATGGACCTCTCAGACATGGGTCAGGAAGCAGGGACCATGGCCCAGGCATTGATCGATGATGGGCTTCTAGAGGCCTTAACGGAGGTCTGGGGCACTGAAATGATGCTATGTTATGATGGTCTTTATGGTGGCGCAGCTGATGTGATAGGTATTTATGATGGACGCGAAAGTATATTAGATTTTAAACAGGCCAACAAGCGTAAAACAGAGAGTCTTGTAAAAGATTACTATGTTCAGGCGGCAGCCTACGCGATGGCCCACAACTTAATGCATGGTACTAAAATACAACAAGGTGTGATCTTAGTCAGCGTTGAAGGGGGTGAAGTACAGCGATTTATAGTAAAAGATAAGCAATTTCAAGGTTTTATGTGGGAATTCTTAAGAAGGGTTGATCGCTACCATAGTATCTAATTTAGGTAAATGATAAAATATTTTTTTAATCGGGAGAAGAGGGTGTTACAATGTGACAATGGCTTACTATGGTTGGTATCATTGACTAATAGTATGCTTCACAACTGCTTCATTGTGCTTCACGCTGCTTCAGGGGAAAACCCTTCGCGCGCACATGAAAATGCTTTTTCAAAAGCATTTTTAGGTATAAAAACTACTAAGGAAGCATGACATCAAAGAAATCTAAGTACAAACATATTATAATTAAGAAGAAACGTTACTATTTTTATAAAATAACGTGGACCGACATCACGGGGGACAGCTCGCACGCCACGTTAGATGAGTTCAATAATTTTAAAACAAGTGTAATGATTACGCACGGTTATGTGTTTAAAAAAGATAGAAAGAATCTTTGGACGTTTGCTAGTTTCGAGGAGAATGATGAGCTATTCTCCGACCGGAATGTCTTTCCCATTGGATGCATCACTAAGATGGAGAGGATCCTTCTTTGATTTATTTTCAGTTGACTTTGGTTTACGTCTCACTTTGCTTTTTAATTCTTCAACTCCGACGCCTTCTAGGATCGGAGAATAATCATCTATTATTTGTTTCATTCTGTTTTCTAACTCTTCTGTGGTTAAGTCTTCTAGCTTACCAGTTCGGATTATCTTTTGTTCAATATACAAACCCGCCGCCTTTCCTCGAGCTACTTCAGCGTTTACTGCCGCTGACCACGCACCCTTCTTAAGTGCTTCTGCTCTAATCTTTCCTAACTCAGCGATGTGTCTTCCATAGTTTACTTCATATTTCTTTTGCCACTCTTCTCTTAACTCTCCAATGTGTTTTACTACTAATGGATAAAGTTTTGGATTCTGTAATTTACTTGCGTACTGACGCGCAGAGTCTTTACTAAAACCTGCGTTGATAGCGCATTGCGTAGCTGTCTCTCTTCCTTCATTTATTATAAGCTCGTTAGCAAATTTAATTTGCTGTTCAGTCAGCCTTTTTGGTAGTCCCATTTTTCTTCCTGTGTTGTTTGTAGACAAACTTTCTTGCCTGATTAAAGATTTCATCAAATCGTTTTCTGTATTTATCATTAGCCACTCTGGACTTGCCATCCCACTTCATCATACCTTTAAATGTTTCACTCCAAGTACGTTAACTTCTTCCTGAGTTAATGTTTTAACATAATGATTATTTATTTTAGCTGAGCCATATTTTCTAGCCCAGTCCCCATCAAAATAATGTGGTTCAATTTCTTTTTCTTTAATCCAGTTTTTGATTCGTGTAAGTCTTTCCATCTTTTCATTTGGTATAGAACAGAGAAAAGTATTAACAGCATATCTCTTGCCCTTGGTGACAGGTGTGACCTGATGTATCCAAAAACAACCGGCGGGAAAGATTAAACATTCTCCTTCTTTTAAGTCTTCTTTGTGTTGACCATTAAAGAATTTAAACTGTCCACCATTAAAATGGTTATTCAACTGAATAGTACAGCTGGCTGTAACAAAGTCATGACCATCGATATGAGGGTGAAGCTTACCACCATTTTCATAACACATTAATCTATAGATATGAGCGTAGTTAACTTCATCTGCAAATATATTAACCGAGACACAATTTAGTTTTTTTAAATGATCCATCCATTCATCGATCATTCCTTTCATAGCCTCATGTACTATGTGAAAAGTCTCACTTCCATGCAGTAGGTGAACTAGATTAAATGTAGACTCTGTGTCTACGCCAGTAAGGGCATGATAACAATGTTCGCCTGCTTTCTCTGCTTTGCGGTGTTCATACTCATCTATAAGTCTCTTACATTGGGCTTTATTAAGTACTTTTCTCTTCATTATAAATTGTCGTTGATCCATGGGTTGAAATATAATACAACTTAGTCTATAAAGCAACCTATGTTTACCGGAAAGTTATTAAGACAAGTTATAGGAAAGTTTTGTAAAGCAGAAGTTGCGCGACAAGCGCGTGTTCAAGTTCTACTCCCGAATGGAGAATTTTATGACATCAATGGCATGAAACTCTTGCAAAATAAATTAATAGGTGTAAGAGAATCTCATAGACTGGTGTTTACAGTTACTCCCGAAACATGGAAGATGGGTAAAGTTATTAAGAAGGTGTAGTAGTGAAACCAGAAAGAAAATTTTGGCATGAGCTTAAGAAAAATACTCCACAAATTTGCTGGACAAGGATTGAAAACTCTGTATCTTTTGGTACTCCTGATCTATTGGGCTATAATGCTAATGGGACCTTTTTCACTGTGGAGCTCAAAGTTACTAGGGGAAACACCGTCCGCTTCTCACCACATCAATTCTCATTCCACCTCAGTCATAAACAAAACACTTTCATTCTGATCAAGGCCCTTGGTGCCTTACACAAGGGTGTAAAACTTTATGAGGGAAAAAATATCAAGGAGCTTGATGCTTGCGGCCTGAATCTGGAACCAAGGTGCTCTAGCCTGCCTGATGCTTGCTTGACGCTTGAGGCTCTTTAGAGCTTGATGCTTGCTGCTTGAGGCTTTTTGGCGTACGCCCTTCTATGTCCGTCGACATGTCGGGGCTAATAGCCTTCTTCCTCAGGGAAGCTCTTAATTCTTTAAAAAATTTCGGTGATTTGAATACGTGAGTCATTTAGTGTTTTCCATAACTAACATTTTTTATTTCAGGATTCCAACAATTTCTACAATCTTTGCATTCGTTGTTTTGCTTAGGAGCTGGACACGTGGCGCCTGCTGTTACGACTGTCGACGTGTTGTCCCAGCCGCCCGCTGCAGGTTGATTGATCATTGGCATGCTGAACCGGATAACTAAGTTATCAGGTGCCAGCGGCAGGAAGTGCTTCACCCAGGCCTCACGCGTCGGTAGCCAGTGCTTGACTGAAGGCGTTAACCTGCAAACTGAAAAAATTTTTGTTAGGTGATCTTCATTCTGGACATCCCCTGAGTCATGCCACCTAAAAACTTTTGATTTTTTACTATTGATTAATAATGTCATGGCCCCCGTCCAGAGCTCATGTGTAATGCTTGCCAGTCTCTTATACTGTGCAGCCTGCACCACGGGAAAAACATAACAACCCTTTAAGGCGTAGCAGCCATGGCAGGTCGAGCCCTTGACCGCTCGGAGCTTGGAGCCGGTCTTGCATTCCTTAGCCGGCAGGCCATATGCCCAGCCAGGCATTTTTGACGGCTTGCTTAGGCCTCCGACCAGATCCCATGCTTCACTTGTTTTCATACTTTCTAAATTCATATTATTTTTTAATTGTGTTTTTTTTAAGGCGCCTGCTGCTTGCTGCTTGATGCTTTTTATTATTTTTATTTTTCTTCAATTCCAGGTTGTATCGGGCCCTTGCGGGCCCGGTCTTCCAGTTTATAGTTTTATGCATGCTCTACAGGTAACCAGTTATCATCTCTGAAAACTTTCAATATTTCTTTGGTATAGATGGATCCGATCTCATCGAAGAGACCAACTTCAGAACCTTTAACATCGACCAGCAATGTGCTGCGGATGCCCCGGCCTACAATTGGTGACTCCTTAACAATGCCAGAGACTGGCGGATTGCTGCCCATGTGACTGTGCAGGATCTTATCACCTTTTTTTATTTCTCTTATATTCATTTTTTCTCCTTGTCCCATTGTCTTTGTCTTGCTGCGCTGTCTTCTTGATCTTTTTTAACTAGTCGCAAGATCTCTTCTATTGCAACAGCTATTCTTTTTAACTCTTCACTTGCTTCACTCATTTTTTCTCCTTTTTAATTAATCCTATACTATCCCATCTCAACTGTCAAGCTTGAAGCTTGAGGCTCTGAGCTTTTAATATTTTTTCCCCTACAACCAGAGGTTGTATCCTGTAACCAGCGCGCTTCCTGATCAGGGAACCCAGCAACGCTGGCAAAACTCCACCGATAAAGAGGGCTGCCAGAGGCATGCCTTATGGTCGGCTGTTTATCAAATTCCTTGGACCAGTAACCAGTGAAAACGTTTGCGTGCTTATTTTCTTAGGCCGGCCCTAACTTCGTGATTACTGATCCCAGATCCAACAATCGCGCATGATTTCTCATGGGCCGTATTCGGGTACGATGCTCCCCTAGACCATTGGATCAGGGATCAGGCCGGCAACCCGATATTTAACGTCGTTTCGCGACATACGCGCACCGGCTTTGGTCTGATCTTGAGGCAGTTATTATTAAGGCTCATACCTCAGGAGCCTAGTTGAGAGATTATAGGAGAATTAAGGCAGAAATAAGGCAAGAGCTTAAATAAAAAAAAATAAACTTCTTGACATCTCCTATTTTTTCCTATACACTTGGCAGGTGGCTGGGGATGGTGGTTAGTAGTAGAAGAAGCACAACCACAGGTTGTGCGCAAAAATCGCGCCTTAAAATAGCCACATTTCAAGTATAGGATTATCCCAATGCAAATAATAAAGAAAGGCAAACAATGAGTAAGATACGTATGAACACCGAGTTAAGAACTAAAATTCTTAACCGATATAGAGAAAGTGCAGAACAAGAAAACACACAGGAACTTGAAGCCATGAAGCAAGCAAGAGAACAAGTGGATATGATTTATCCATCAACTTTTGAACTTGCACGCCAGGTCGTTGAAAGGTCATATCCGAGTGAAGATGTTAAAACGTGTAGAACATTGAAGCAAAAATATGGTGAACCTTTAGACGTTGTTGCAAAAGATAAATGCTTTTATTTTTCTTATGCAAGAGAAAACCCTGGTGAAGATGAAGATAAAAATGTTTCAGAACATTTTGACTTTGGTTTATTTGGTGATACCGATAATGGAAATAATTATCGCAACGAAAGTGGAAAGCAATTTGCTTATGCTTATTATCGTGATGAGTTAAAAGCAAAAGACCTTGACGCAGACATCTTGGCAAAACAAAATGGCAAAGATGACAACCCACATAAAACAAAGCACATGGATTTAAATGATAGGGCTTTGGGTTATAGTGGCTACTCTAGTTATAATCATGACCGAGATAATAATGTCGGAATTGCTAAAGACTTTGATAAGCAATACGAGTTAGACATCATTGGTACTTCACATTGTAGGTCAAGAACGATTGCTTGTACTGACCAGGAGTTTTTAATCTTCAAAATGTTAAAACAAGCTAAAGGACAATTAATAGTATGTCATCAAAAATGGATTGATAGTATTACGAAACAATGTGAAGCTATGAAAACAGGGTTGAAAGCATATCGTTATTTAAGTGAGGGTGTTGAGTTAATGTCAGAACTTGGTGTCACTTGTGATGAAGCAGAATTAATCAGAACTAATTCAACAGGACTTGTTATTTATAATCCTGTTAATTTAGCTAGTATGATTAAGGGTATGAAGAACACAACAATAACAAGAGAACAAAAGATAGCTTTAAGAAAGGCATACGAAGCAAAACAAATAAATTAGCTATTGACATTTATTATGGGATATGATACTATTATCCCATAATAACAAACTAACAAAAAGGACGAAATATGGAAAAAACAATACTAGTAGTTAGACGTTGCAAATACTCTAACTTGGCACCAAGATACGACATCGAGAAAGTTGCGCAAAGTTTAGAGGAAGCAACAAGATATAAAGTTGCTCTTGAAACTTTAAATGCAAGTAAAGAAGTAAGTTACATTCTATACAATGAGTTAGGACAAATAGAATACAACGTAAGAGAGGTTGCATGATAAACGGCAAATCTTTTATTATTAGTTATTTTTCAGCAAGCGATAAAAAGCACATAACAAGAAATGCGCTTTGGAATGACCAATGTAAATATTGGACATCTAAAGCTGGCAGATTACTTTGTACTTATTTTGATATCGACGCGAATGATTATAGATGTGCGAGAGATAGTTGGAAGATAAAAAGTGAGTAAGCTTTGTCAAGGTCCGTCGTGTCATATGTACGACACGACCGACAGGAAACGTGGACCAAAAGGAAACAAAAGAAATGTAACTCGTAATGTTGGAACTTACAATTATGGCAATGGAAACTTTTGTACTTTAAGTTGTTACAATGATTGGGCAAAAGAAAACATGGACCAGGCAATAGATTACTTTGGTAGATTAAGAGAACGTAAAGCAATGACACCTGAGAACTCTTGGATTAAACGTGAGAGATATAGTTGGGAAGAAGATAGACACACATCAACTTATTACTTTCGTAATGTATGTACCAACGAGGAACGAGATATAACAGAACAACAATACAATGACGAGGAGTACACATTGAATACATAACAGTTCGTCCAACCATGAAGCGTGGCGCCATGCGCCACGCTTCAAGATACCACGCGTAGTGTGTCAAGTAATATCATGGGATATTATAGGAGCATATTGTCGCAGGCCATGCAGTTTATGCATCAATCATAGGTTGAATTTTTTGCACCCCCAAAATTTTTCGCGCCCGCCTAAATTTTTTCCATAGAGGTACCAAGTCAATCCAGGAATTTGAAACGTCCATAATGGGTTTTTCCCCCCTTTAAAAAAGGGGTCCCAAAGTTTTGACTTTAGACCTTGATTCATACGTTTAAAGCGTTAAAATACTTAATAAGTTCCCAAAAAATTCTGCAAAAAATTTTGTGGATAAATTTTGCTATGATAGAGAGAGAAAAACTAAAGAATTTTGAAAAACTACCTGAGGATGTAAGAAGACAGTTTTCTCTTTACATGAATCAGTGGAAAGACAAGAAAAAGGGCATAAAGGTTAAATCTGACTTCCTAAGCTTCGTAAAGCATGTCTGGCCTGAATTTATAGAGGGATCCCATCACAAAAAGATTGCTAATAAATTTAATGATCTGGCCGAGGGAAAAATCAAGAGACTCATCATCAATATGCCTCCTAGGCATACTAAATCTGAATTTGCTTCTTTTCTTTTACCTGCATGGATGGTTGGAAAGAATCCTAAATTAAAAATAATACAATCTACGAATACCACTGAGCTTTCAGTTAGGTTTGGTCGTAAGGCTAAACAACTGATTGATTCGGAAGAATATCAGCAATTTTTTAAAACTAGACTCAAAGAAGATTCTCAAGCTGCGGGGAAATGGGAAACCCAACAAGGTGGAGAATATTATGCTGCCGGTGTTGGTTCTGCCATCACTGGAAGGGGTGCAGACTTATTAATCATTGATGATCCCCATACTGAGCAAGATGCAATGAATGCACAAGCTTTGGATAGAACTTATGAGTGGTATACATCAGGACCTAGACAACGTCTTCAACCTGGCGGCTCAATTGTTGTGGTAATGACTAGATGGAATGAAAAAGACTTAACTGGTCGTTTAATTGGATCTCAAAAAGAACCTAGAGCGGATAAATGGGAAATAATAGAGTTCCCTGCAATTCTACCCTCAGGTAAACCTGTTTGGCCTGAATATTGGAGTCTAAAAGATTTAAATGGGGTTAAAGCCTCTATTCCTGGAAGTAAATGGAATGCACAATACATGCAGAACCCAACTTCTGAAGAAGGAGCCTTAATTAAAAGGGAATGGTGGAAAGATTGGGAAGATGAAGAGTTGCCGCCCCTACAACACGTCATACAATCTTATGATACAGCTTTTATGAAAAAAGAAACAGCGGATTTTAGTGCAATTACCACTTGGGGAGTTTTTACTCCAAACGAAGATAGCGCCCCTGAATTAATTTTAGTAGATGCATTAAAAGGAAGGTTCGAGTTTCCTGAGCTCAGAAGAATTGCTCTGGAGCAATACGGTTACTGGAATCCTGAGACCGTTATAGTCGAGGCTAAGGCTTCAGGACTCCCACTAACATATGAGTTGCGTAAAATGGGAATACCTGTTATAAATTTCACACCTAGTAAAGGAAACGATAAACATACTAGAGTGAACTCGGTATCACCTCTGTTTGAGAGTGGCCGAATATGGGCGCCCAAAGAAATGGAGTTTGCTCAGGACGTAATAGAAGAATGTGCAGCGTTTCCGTACGGGGATCATGATGACTTGGTCGATAGTATGACACAAGCCGTAATGCGATTTAGACAGGGCGGGTTAATCAGCCACCCAGAAGACTACAAAGAAGAAAAAGTAGTCAAGACGCAAAGGACTTATTATTAATGAAACCGTATAACTGGAAACAAGATTATGATTGGACGGATCCAGATGATTATCCGGTGGAAGACGACAAAATGTTTGATATACAAAGTGAGGAGGAATTAATGTTACCACATGAAATAAAAGCCCCTGGAGGCATTGGGTCTTTAGACAAGAGACAGGCTTCAGGAATCAATCCTGATATAAATATTGAAGTAGTTGTAGAAGAATTTGTTAGAAGAAAAGGTCGTAAACCACGATCTCTCGAAGAGATTAAAGAATTTTATTTTAAAGAAATGGCGGGCGGTGCAGGTGGTTCAGGTGAACCTCAAAGAGTTGCTTATGAGCCAGGAAACTATGATCCTATCATGGTCGAAGAGTATGAGAGATATAAATTCGACATGAACGAACAAAAACCTGGTTTCCCTGTAATGGAAATTGATGAATTTATTCAAATGCAGCAAGAGCCTAAAATGGGTGCAGCTGGAGGATTATCAGGCCTATTAGGAGTTTAAGTGAAGCTGCATCATTACAATCAAATGATGGCGCATCTTACGCAACGCCAAAAGTTTTCAAAGGGTGGAGACGCAACAATTCTTCCCCAACCAAATCCATTATCACCAACAGAACGAAATCAAAAAGTATTTTATGACTATGTAGGTAGAATGAAACACTACTTAACTGGTGCTGAGATGCCTGAATGGTTTGTTAAAGATTTAATTTTAAAGAAAGCAGAAGAACTAGGAGTAGAATTAAAAGCTGCCGGGGGTAGAACTGGTTTTAATAGAGCTGGAATGGCTATAGCAAGTAATCCTTTATTTAGAGGAACAACAGGTCCTAACCAAATTTTAAAAGCTCCTAGAGGTAAAACTGGGATGGCAGACATTTTAAAACATGAAGGAGCAGCAACTCTAGCTTTAGGAATTAATCAATTAAATAAACCTGACGATGACGGTACAAGAGAAATTATTCAACACGAGGGAGGAGGTCCTCCCCCTTTAGTAGAACCACCTCAAGATCCGGATGAATCTGAATTAGTTAAAAGAACAGTAGAAGAAGTTATTAAAGATCGGATTCAAAAGAATGCTCCAAAACATAAAGAACAGGCTAGTGATGAATATTTAAATGCATTTAGGGAGTTGGTTGATTTTCATGAGGGAAGTGTAGCAAAAGCCATAAGATCATCCGGGCTTGATAGAGAATATATAAGAGCAAAATTTTATCAGCGGGATCAAGAAATCAAAGGAACGGGAGGACAAATAACTGAAACAATTGAGCCTTTAGAAATTACAAAAATATTCAAAGACTATACAAATGATATCAATAAAGATTCTTCGATTATCGATACAATTTATAACGAAGCTCTTGAAACAGGAAGAATTAAAAAAGAAGAAAAATATTACAACATTAAAGATGTAGCTAATATTATAGGGATGGATATTTCTAAGAAAGGACCCAAAAATCAACTTTTAGATTTACTAATGGAAAACGTGAGAAAAACAGATGAAGGTCGTTCCCTAGCAAAAAAATATCATATTGATGATGTGGTAAACAAAGTAAAAGAATGGAGCAGCGACAAACAGATAGTGGGGGGAGAGCCTTCTACAAGTAAAAGATATAAATTTGAGCAAACAAAGGATGCTCCTTTAAGTAAAGAACTTACCACGATTAAAACACGAATCGCAGACCTAACTAAAGCAGAAGGAACTTATGATAAAGATCTGGAGCAAATAGAACATGCCGGTCACCTTGAATCTCTAAGAACTGAAGAGAGATACCAAGACCTATTCAAAAATCTAAATACAATCCAAGATATGATTTTTCAAGATGGCTTTGTAAATAAAGACATTATTCAAAACAAAGGCCATGCAGGGGACATGGAATCTATCTATAAAGAACTAGATGCATTAAGGGGGCAAAAAAATATTAATAAGGAATTAATTAAAATCCAAGAGAAAATAGATGCCAGACTTAAAAAAACTCAAAAACAAATTAGGGATCATAAAGAATACACCATAGGAAAAAACCAAGATAAAAGAATTGCCCGAATTAAAATAAATCTTCCTAAAAAAGGGGAAGCATTCACGGGTAATAATATTGTAGCTGATCTTTCAAAAGTGGATAAAAGATGGATTATGGGGAATGTAGATCTTATTAATTCTAAGGCTAAAAAATTTGATGATTTAAATGACAACCAAAAAGAAATATATCGAGCAAATTTAAATGATCAGTACTTAAAAATGATAGGAAAAATCTACAAAGAAGTTGGTTACGGAAAAGGGGAAATAGAAGATATTAAAGAAACAATTAGTGAAGGCACACATTCTAAAAAAGGAGTCTTAGAAAAAGCACAGGGAGGACCAGTATATGGCAAATATGCCGACCAAATCAAAAACCTCAAAATATCCTAAGACCTGGCTCCTGCCGCCTGAAGCAGGGCCCATGCCTCAGGGCTTGAATATTAATTATAATACTGTTAAAACAGTCAAATTGGAGAAAATAAATGGCAGACAAAATAGACAAAGCTCTACCAAACGAGCCACGTAAGAATATTCACGTTCCGGCAGAAGAAGAAGTTGTTGAAGCTCAACAAGAAGAGATTGCAGAAACTCCTGACGGCGTTGAAGTAACAGAACAAGAAGACGGATCAGTTGACATTGACTTTGATCCAGCAGCTGCATCAATGGAAGGCAGCGATGAACACTACGCAAATTTAGCAGAATTTTTACCAGACCAAGTTCTATCCGAAATAGGCTCAGACCTATCCGGAAAATACATGGATTATAATATGGGTAGAAAAGAGTGGGAAAGAACTTATACTACCGGTTTAGATTTATTAGGATTTAAATATGATATGCGAACTGAACCTTTCCAAGGAGCATCGGGTGCTACTCACCCAGTTCTTGCAGAAGCTGTTACGCAGTTTCAAGCGTTGGCATATAAAGAATTATTACCAGCTGATGGGCCTGTCAGAACACAATCCATCGGTGCACCAAACCCAGAAAAAACAAAACAAGCAGAGAGAGTAAAAGATTACATGAACTACGAGCTCATGGAAAAAATGAAAGACTATGAGCCCGATTTTGATCAAATGTTGTTTTACTTACCTCTAGCAGGTTCAGCATTTAAAAAAGTTTATTATGATGAACTAGCAGAAAGAGCAACTTCAAAGTTTGTTCCTGCAGATGATTTGATTGTTCCGTATACGGCTACCTCATTAGACGAAGCGGAAGCAATCATACATCGAGTTAAAGTTTCTAAAAACGAATTAAGAAAACAACAAGTCGCAGGTTTCTATAAAGATATAGAACTAGGGACTCCTTCTTCAATAGAAGATGACGTTAAGAAAAAAGAGAGAGAATTAGAAGGTCAAAGAAAAACTAAAGATGACGATGTTTATACTCTTTTAGAATGTCATATTAATTTAGACCTAGAAGGTTTTGAAGACACTGATCAAGAAACAGGTGAACCATCTGGAATTAAAATTCCTTACATTGTAACCATTGAAGAAGCGTCAAGACAAGTTTTAGCTATTAAACGAAATTATGAAATTGGGGATCCGAAGAAAAATAAAATAGAATACTTTGTTCATTTTAAATTTTTACCTGGACTAGGTTTCTATGGCTTCGGTCTCATCCATATGATTGGTGGTCTATCAAGAACTGCAACTGCAGCTCTACGTCAATTATTGGATGCGGGTACGCTCTCCAACTTACCCGCCGGATTTAAAATGCGTGGCATTAGAATTAGAGATGACGCGCAATCAATTCAACCAGGCGAGTTTAGAGATGTCGATGCTCCTGGTGGTAACTTAAAAGATTCATTTATGATGTTACCATTTAAAGAGCCTTCTCAAACTTTATTACAATTAATGGGTATTGTTGTCCAAGCCGGACAAAGATTTGCATCAATTGCTGATCTACAAGTTGGCGATGGCAATCAACAAGCAGCCGTCGGTACAACTGTTGCTTTACTTGAAAGAGGCAGTAGAACGATGTCAGCAATACATAAAAGAATTTACTCAGCTCTTAAACAGGAATTCAAATTATTAGCTAGAGTATTTAAATTATATTTACCACCGGAATATCCGTACGACGTAGTTGGGGGTCAAAGAATGATTAAACAAACAGACTTTGATGATCGGGTAGATATACTGCCAGTTGCTGACCCTAACATTTTCTCTCAAACTCAGCGTATTTCCCTTGCGCAAACAGAGTTGCAATTGGCAGTAGCAAATCCACAGATGCACAACATGTATCAAGCTTATCGAAACATGTATGAAGCGTTAGGTGTAAAAGATATTGATCAATTATTAGTAAAACCACCTCAACCAACACCTATGGATCCGGCGTTAGAAAATATTTTAGCTCTTAGTGGAAAACCATTTCAAGCTTTCCCTGGTCAAGACCATAGAGCACACATAACAACCCATTTAAATTTTATGGCAACTAATATTGCTAGAAATAATCCAATGGTTATGGCTTCAATGGAAAAAAATATAATGGAACACATTTCCTTAATGGCTCAAGAACAAATTGAATTAGAATTTAGAGCAGAGATTCCGCAATTACAGCAAATGCAACAAATGGCTCAACAGAATCCGCAAATACAGACGCAATTAATGATGTTGCAACAAAAAATTGAAGCAAGAAAAGCAATCTTGATTGCAGAGATGATGGAAGAGTTCATGACTGAAGAAAAGAAAATTACTTCTCAATTTGATCATGATCCAATTGCTAAATTAAGATCAAGAGAGTTAGATCTCAGAGCAGCCGATAATTTTAGAAAAAAACAACAAGATGATGAGAGAATTAATCTTGATCGGATGAAGGCAATGATGAATCAACGCACTCAAGAAGAGAAGTTAGAACAAAATGAAGATCTAGCTCATTTAAGAGCAGATACTTCGATTGAAAAAACAATTTTAGGTAAGACTCTCCCAAGTGTGGATAAAATGATACCTAGTGTTGAGATTGAAAAATACAAAGGAGAAAACAAATGACGCTAAACATTAAAAAAGCGATAAAAAAGCCTGGAGCATTGAGAAAGTCCCTTGGAATTAAAAAAGGGGATACAATTCCAGCATCTAAGTTACGAGCAGCAGCTAAGAAACCAGGAAAACTTGGACAAAGAGCTAGATTTGCTGTAACATTGGGTAAGTTACGTAAAAAATAAGGAGAAAAAATGGCTAAAGTAGATACAAACAAAGCATTAGGTATTAATAAAGATGGTTACCAAAAAGGTGGCATCGATATTGAAACTCCAAGTCAAAATTTGGAGAGAGATTCTAGATCAAAAACTCTTGCTGATGGTATGCAGTGGAATGTAATACCAACTGGCGACAAAGTTGAGGTCAAAGGAACTAAAAGAATGCTGAAATCGAAAAGCAAGACCGCAACTTGGTATTAGTATGTGGTTTGGTGCTATTAAATTAGCTCTTAACGCTGGAACTCACATTTACAAAAAGCGTCAAGAGACAAAGATGGCTATGGCGGATGCACAACATATGCATGCGCGAAAGATGGCCAGCGGCGAAGAACAATACCAAGGCAAACTTTTAGAGGCTCGGCAAAACGATTATAAGGACGAGGTAGTTTTGGCGATTCTCACACTGCCCATAATAATTTTGGCCTGGGGAGTATGGTCAGACGATCCGGCGGCTATGGAGAAGATAAAAGTGTTCTTTGAGCATTTTCAGGCGCTTCCCTCATGGTTTACAAATTTATGGATTTTAGTATGCGCGAGCATATTTGGTATAAAAGGCACTCAAATATTTAGGGGTGGTAAAAAATAAGCTAGACATCAATTAATAAAAACAATATAAACAATCAAGGAGAAAACTATGAGAAACGATTTTGGAACAAGACCCTTTGCACCCAGATTCCCTTACAAGAGCGGAAAGTCTGTCAAGAAGCAAACAGCTAATGACAAACTAGACGAATCTTTAGGTGAAAGACGTGGCGCAGAGTCTACAAAAACACAAAGCTACAAATCTAGACGAGACGAGTCTAGAGGCGCGTCAAAAGCATAAGGAGGACACGTGGCTAAAAAAAGAAAAAACACTAGCAGAGAAAACAGACTAGAAGAACTTGGTCGTGTTGATTCTGAAAAAGCTTATTCAAGAAAAGGCAAAAGAAATTTAAAATCTGAGAAAAAAAGAATTGTACGTGAATTACATTCACATGGCGGTTCTGTAGGAGCGGCTCTTAGAGGTTTCGGAGCGGAGATCAAATAATGACAAATAAAAGAGGAATAAACACTTCAATTTTAATTAAAAACGGACCTACAAGTGCAGGGAACGGTAGAGGAATAACTCAACCACCAGCAGCGAATCCGGGTTTACCACAAACTGGTACATTAGGTGCAAATGCCATCACAATTAATAAAGGTAGAAGAGCAATCGATAATACAGCTTCTAATGCTAATATTACTTTGATTGGCGCTAGAACAAAAGTCTAATGGCTCAGAAAGACGTTCAAAAACTCCAGCAACTGATGCAGGGGAAGAAGAAGAAGCCCCCTGTTAAAACTGCAAGACAAGCAGCCCTAGAAGGTAGAAAACACTTTAAACATGGCGGAACTAACTCTATGATAAGACAAGCTCAGAAAAATTATAACGGTAGTTATATTCGTGGAGATTTAGGCGGAGTAAAAGTAGGAAATAAATCCTACGCTAAATATTACAAAGGAATGGTATAAAAATTCAAGAAAGAATAAAATGGATGAATTAGCAATACTGCAAAAAGTACAAAGAAATCTGAAAGAACTCTATCAACAAATCGGCGATGCAATGATCGCAGGAGGGGTTGACAATATGGAGAAATACAAATATATGATGGGACAGGCCCATGCCTACTATAAAATATCACAGGATATCTCTAGCCTGCTAAACAAGAAGGAGCAAAAAAATGAAGGAACCGTTATTAAGTTCAACACCTCAGAAGAAGACTAATAAAACAGCATTATTAGATAAATACAAAGATTTTCAAGAAACAGAAACTAAAAAACAAAAAGATTCTTTCGAATCTTTACAAAATAAAGAAACCACTAAACTTCCAACCCCTACTGGGTGGAGAATGTTGATTTTACCATTTAAGATGGGACAAAAAACTAAAGGCGGCATACATTTAGCCGATGAAACTATTGAGCGATCACAAGTCGCTTCAACTTGTGGACTTGTTTTAAAAACAGGACCACATTGCTACGACAAAGAAAAATTCCCAGAAGGCCCTTGGTGTAAAAAGGGAGACTGGGTAATCTTTGCAAGATATGCAGGATCAAGAATCCTGATAGATGGAGGGGAAGTAAGATTGCTAAACGACGATGAAATTTTAGCAACCATCGATAATCCCTCAGATATATTTCATCAATATTAACATAGGAGATAACTATGCCAGAAGCAGAAGAAAAGAAAACAGTAGATATTGATACATCCGGTCCAGCAATGGATGTTGATATCCCTGAAAAAAAAGACGAAGCTGCTATCGAAGAAAAAGAGGTTGTTCAAAAAGAAGAACCTACGGTTAGAGAAGTAGTTGAAGAAAAACCCGCTGTAGAACCAGTGGTTGAAGAAGTGAAAGAAGTAAAAGTAGAAAAAGAATTTAAAGATGAAAAAGAAAAAGAATTAGAGCAATACTCTGACAGTGTTCAGAAAAGAATAGCTAAGCTAACTAAAAAAATGCGTGAAGCAGAACGGCAAAAAGATGAAGCCATCGGTTATGCGCAGAGAGTGATTCAAGCAAAAGAAAAAACTGATGCTAAAATTGCTAAGCTTGAACCAAGCTATTTGTCTGTTTCTGAAGAAGGTATTAAAACCGGTTTAGAAGCTGCGAAAGCAAAACTTGCTGCCGCTAGAGAAGCAAATGATCTAGGTGCAGAAGCAACCGCTTTGCAGGATATATCTGAATTAGGTGTTAGAAATGTACAACTTAGAGACACTAAAGCTGCACAAGAAGAGTATAATAAACATCAACAAGCCAAGATAAAGGAACCAAGTCTTGCTAGATCGTTAGCAGCTAAAGGGACACCCGATCCTAAAGCAGAAGCCTGGGCAGAAAAAAATGAATGGTTTGGCCAAAATAATGCCATGACCTATACTGCCTTTGATCTTCATAAAACACTAACTGAAAAAGAAGGCTTTGATCCATCAAGTGACGAATATTATGCGGAAATAGACAAGAGAATAAAGCTTGATTTCCCCCATAAATTTGATAGAACAACATTAGCGGAAGGAACGACCAAGCCGACGCAAACAGTAGCTTCAGCGAAGCGAAGCGTAAAACCCGGTCGCAAAACCGTGAGACTCACACCCTCACAAGTTACAATCGCTAAAAAATTAGGTGTGCCACTTGAAGAGTATGCGAAACAATTAAACATCACGAAGGAGGCATAAGCATATGAGTACAGATAAAAAAACCCCCCGTGCGAGTCAAACTAGAGAAAAGGAATCTCAAAAAAAAGTTTGGTCTCCACCATCATCTTTAGATGCACCCCCTGCGCCAACAGGTTTTCAGCACAGGTGGATAAGAGCTGAGTCTATGGGCTTTCAGGACGTTAAAAATGTCCAAGGTCGGATTAGATCAGGATATGAATTAGTTAGATCTGATGAATATCCAGACGGCGGTTATCCAGTAGTTGAGGACGGCAAATATAAGGGAGTGATCGGAGTTGGCGGCCTAGTGCTCGCTAGAGTACCGGACGAGATCGTGCAAGCCAGAGCTGATTATTATGCAAAACAACATAATGATAAAGTAGAAGCGCTAGACAACGATCTTATGAAGGAAGAGCATCAGAGTATGCCTATCAATATTGATAGACAATCTCGCGTAACTTTTGGTGGCTCAAAGAAAAGTTAATTTTTTAACGATTCCCAACCACAAAGGTAAGATAAACAATGACTGGAGGCTCGAAAGGGCAGGTCAATTAAGGAGGCCATCATGGCAAATACAAGTAACCGATTCGGCTTAAGAGCAATCGGTAAAGTTGGACAGAATGATGATAACCAAGGTTTATCTGAGTATACAGTAGCGGCTAGTACGACTAGTGCTATTTTCTTCCAGGATCCAGTGAAAGCTAGTTCCAATGGAGTAATAGTAAGAGCGATAGCAGGCGAAACTATCTTAGGTGGATTGAACGGTATTTTCTACACTGATTCAACAACAAGCAAGCCTACGTGGGCTAACAATCTCGCTGCATCAAATGCGGCAACTGATATTGTTGGTTTCGTAGCAGATGACCCTTATGAGAGATTCGAGATCAAATCGAACAACGCAGGTGCGTCAGCACAGACGGATGTTTTTATGAACTTCGATATCTCTTACGTAGCAGGAGATTCAGCTAACTATGTTTCAAAAGTTAGTTTGGATGACGCAACTGCTTCTACGGCAAGCGGTCAACTTAAAGTACTAGGCGTTTCAAAAAACATAGCGGACAACGAAATTGGCTCAGCCAATGTAAATTGGGTCGTTACTGTTAATGAACACTGGTTAAAATCAGCGGTGAATGGAGTATAGGAGAATAACATGGCTATATCACGAGGACAACTAGTTAAAGAACTAGAGCCAGGTTTGAATGCTTTATTCGGCCTGGAATATAAACGTTATGAAAATCAGCATGCTGAGGTATACGTAACAGAAACTTCGGACAGAGCGTTCGAAGAAGAAGTTATGTTATCTGGTTTTGCAAATGCAGCGGTTAAACCGGAAGGTGGTGCAGTAACTTTTGACAATGCTCAAGAGACTTACACAGCACGTTACACTATGGAAACAATTGCATTAGCATTCGCGATCACTGAAGAAGCGATCGAGGATAATTTGTACGATAGACTCGCGTCTAGATATACAAAAGCATTAGCTAGATCCATGGCGAATACTAAACAAATCAAAGCAGTTGATCCATTGATTAATGGGTTACCGCAAACGGCAACTTATCTCTCAGGAGATGGGTCTGCATTATTTGCGACTAATCACCCAACAATCGCTGGAACAGTTAGTAATACTTTGACAACTCAAGCGGACCTTAACGAAACATCATTGGAGCAGTCTTTAATAGACATCGCTGCAATGACGGACGAAAGAGGTTTAAAAATTGCTGCAAGAGGAATGAAAATGATCGTTCCACCTGCCGGCCAATTTAATGCTGAGAGACTTATGAAGTCACAAGGTAGAACTAGTACAGCTGATAATGATATCAATGCAATCGTTTCTATGGGAATGGTTCCTCAAGGTTACAGAGTGAACAATTTCTTAACTGATGCAGATTCTTGGTATGTTATCACTGATGTTCCAAATGGAATGAAGTACTTCGAGAGAACTCCCATCAAAACAGCGATGGAAGGTGATTTCGATACTGGCAACGTAAGATACAAAGCTAGAGAAAGATACAGATTTGGTGTATCCGACTATAGAGGTATCTTTGGCGTTCAAGGTGCTTAATATAAAATAATATTTTGTGGCGGGACATAGTTCCGCCACAATTTACAAATAGAAAGAATAAATGAAGGAATATCTTGTACACATCTGGGCATATGATTATCACGCTAAATTTCAAATTTCAGCTGAAGATAATCGCGAATCTATTGAAAAATCTATTGTTGACAAATTAGGAGAAAAAAGTGTAAAGTGGGAATCATCGGGAATGTTTAGAGATGTTCCTAACAGAATAACCTATGAGGAGGTTAGTCATGACCGAAGACCTATACAAACAAAAGAGGTCCTTGGAGTTAGGGTGGCAGTATGAGTATAATCAACATGGAAAATATACTCTTAATATGGTCGAGATTGATGAAAAGATTAGATCTATCATCACCCAGATCAAAGCTGAAGAGTTCAAAATTGCTGACAGAGAAATTAAGATCAGTAATTCAGCACCCGAAGTTTCTGTGGCCACTTAAATAAACGCCACATCGCTGAAATCGTACTTTTGCCGTAGGATCTCTTGCACTCAATCAAAAATTAAGCTATAAACAAATTACTATACAATTATTAATTGGATATCGACGCGTATAGTCGACGGCCTAGAGACGATATCCTACAAACTAGGAGAATAAAATGGCAAGAACAACGTTTAGTGGACCAATAAGATCTTTAAGAGGATTCTTAGGATCAGGTCCAGACATGGCGACAGGGACAATAGGAGCAGGTACTGTTGATGGTGGCACGAATATAACTGGCATCGATTTGTATCAAGGCAAAGTAGTACAACTGGCAAACAACACAGTTGTTTTCAACCTACCTGAAATCATAACTACAACTACAGCTAATGTAGCAGGATCAGATGATCCAAACTCTCTTAACAGAGTTGGATATGAAATCACATTTCTGTTAACGGCAAATCTATCAGGTGAAACTTTTACTTTGAATGCAGGAACTGCAGCAGGTAGAAGTAATGCTGATGTATTTCAAGGAACTGCTCAGTATGTTGATACTGGAGATAATTCTATGGAAGGATTTAATGCGGCAGGAGCTGATACTTTAACTTTGGACGGTAGTACACGAGGTGGACTCGGCGGTTCAATAGTTTATTGTAGAGCGGCTGCGGATGGCGTTTGGCTTATCCACTGCGCTTTAAATGGTAACGGCACAATGGTTACCCCTTGGAGTTAATAGATAAATAAATTTTGTGAGCTCCTTCGGGAGCTTACAAGAATAGGAGATACAAATTATGACGATTCAATCGCCAAATATACAGGCCAGTTATATAAATACTGAAGGCACTACCGTGCAAGTAGGAAGAACAAGAGTTTATGGAGTTTATCTAGACAGTCATACAACTGCTGGAAATTTTTCTATCCATAATGAAAATTCCACTGGTACAGTAATGTTTAGATGTAAGACCCCTGCTATAGCTGAAGGGATTACAATAAATTTTCCGCAACCGATTTTATGTAAAGGTGGAGTTTACACAGCCTTCACTACGGAACACGTTGTAGCAGCGACAGTTTTTCATAGTGGTGGAAGTAGCAACTAGGAGGACTAAGTGGCTTTTTCTGGCACAACTACATTCGAGAAGACATTCTCGATAGATGAAATTATTACTGAGTCTTTTGAAAGATTAGGATTTTTTGATTATTCTGGAAATGATTTAAGATCAGCTAGAAGATCATTAAATATTTTATTTCAGGAGTGGGACAATAGAGGTGTACACTTTTGGGAAATAGCTGAACACGCATTTACATTAGCAACAGATCAAAATAATTATGTTATCTATCGTTCACCAACCGATGGAGACTCTGATGGAATCACAACTACATTAACAGCTGGAATTAATGCAACGGCTTTAACTATTCCAGTTGCTTCCGTGGCCCAGATGCCTTCTTCTGGAAAAATTAGAATTAATTCTGAAGTTATAAAATATTCTTCTATTTCAAGTTTAAATTTAATCGTTTCTTCAACTGCAAATAGAGGAATTGATAGTACAACAGCAGCGAGTCATTCTTCTGCAGACACAGTTACAAATATTGCAGAGATGTGCTCAGATATTCTTGAGTCAAGTTTTAGAACAACTTCAAATGTAGATACTCCTTTATCAAAAGTAAATAGATCACAGTATTCTGCTTTTTCAAATAAAATAGCAACAGGGCAACCCTCTCAATATTGGGTTCAAAGATTTATAGATAGAACTACAGTTACTTTATATTTAACCCCAGGTAGTACTCAGAATGGTGACTTTATGTATTTCTATTATGTAAAAAGAATTCAAGATGCAGGGGCCTATACTAATGAAGCTGATATAGTTAATAGATTTGTCCCGGCAATGTGTGCGGGCTTATCTTTTTACATGTCGATGAAAAAAGCTCCACAGAGAACACAAGAAATGAAATTAATTTATGAGGATGAACTAAACAGAGCACTTCAAGAGGACGGCTCTCCAGCGAGTGTTTATATTTCTCCTAAAACTTATTACCCGAGTATTTAATTATGACTGAAAAACATTGGATAGTTGACAAAGAAGGCAATCCTAAAAAAGCTATAGAACAGCCACCTAAAAAACATTGGTTAGTTGACAAAGAAGGCAATCCTAAAGAAGATAAAAAACAACCGCCTAGAAAACATTGGTTAAAAAAAGGTGGGCTTGTAATTAAAGGAAAGCCTAAACTAGCTAAGAAAGGTTGGAAGTAATGGCAAAATTTGCAAAAGGAAAATACGCACTAGCAATTTCAGACAGAAGTGGATTAGCATATCCATGGAGACAAATGGTTACAGAATGGAATGGAGCTTTTGTTCATTATTCAGAATTCGAACCCAAGCAACCACAACTTAACCCAAAACCATTTGTATCTGATCCTCAGGGTTTAGATCAAGCGCGACCAGCAAGAACTGAGTTTGGTACTCAAGATATTTTACCAAAAAATCCATTTACAATGGCAGCGGCTTCTAAACAAGTAACAGTTTCAGAACCTTTTAGTGCTAGATCGGATGAGGATATTGTTAGATTCACTGCAGTTAAATCTCCAGTAGGTGGAGTAAGTGTTGCTAGATTAGAATTATCCACTACTTTAAATGGAGATATTACAGCCAACGCTACATCTTTAATTCTCACTGATTCATCTGCATTTCCTCCATCTGGATGGATTGTAGTTGAAAAAGTACAAACTACTGGTGCGGCAGGAGATTCTCATTATAAAAATGAAGTTATTAGATACACTGGAAACGCAACAAATACTTTAACTGGATTAGTACGAGGAACAAATGCTCAATTTAGAGGAACGGTTCCCAGTAATACTGAGGCAGTTTCACATCTTTCAGGGGCAAATGTTTATGGTGGTTATTCAATAACCATGGTACAAACAACCGGTATACCACAACCAGGAATGCCAACTACTAGAACAGAAGAAAATAGTTATACTTTCCCATTAGTGGCAAATGCGGCAGCGAGTGCAATAGGAGGAGGATTTCAAGTCTTAGCAGGACCTTTGGATTTCCAACAAGGATAATATGACATACGCAGAATTAGTAACAAAAATTAGAAATTATACAGAAGTAGACTCAAATGTTTTGACTTCTACTATTGTAGATGGATTTATTGAAGATGCTGAGTGGAGAATTCTAAGAGATGTGGATGCTGACAGCAACAGAAGATATGCAACAGCGTCTTTAGTACTTAATACTAGGTTTATACAGGCTCCAGACAATGCTTTGGTTATTAGATCAGCTCAGATTGTAGACTCAGATGGCACGGCTTCGGCTGATAATAGAGATTTTTTACAATGGAGAGACACAAGTTTTATGTCGGAATTTAATCCAACCAATGCTACAGGGGTTCCCAAGTACTATAGCTGGTGGAATAAGAACGAGTTGGTTTTTGCTCCTACTCCCGATGCTACCTATACAATTCAGTTAAATTATGTCTTGAAAGACGCTGGATTATCTAGTACTAATACAACAACATATATCAGTTTGAATTTTCCCAATGGACTTTTATATGCATGCCTAGTGGAGGCTTATGGTTTTTTAAAGGGTCCACAAGATCTCTTGCAATTATACGAACAAAAGTATAAACAAGTACTTGAAGGATTCTCAATAGAACAAATGGGAAGACGAAGACGCGATGAATACCAAAGTGGTGTTCCTCGTATAGGAAAATAAGTTAAGGAGATAAAAAACTATGGCAATAACACAGGCAATTTGTAATGCGTTTAAGAAGCAGTTACTAGAAGCAGATATGAATTTTAAATCATCTGGTGGCGACAAATTTTACATAGCTCTATATTCCTCTACAGCAACTCTAAACTCAGCAACTACTGCTTACACGGCTTCAAGTGAAGTACCCAACACAGGCACTTACGCTGCTGGTGGTGGTCTACTAGTTAATAGTGGAACTTCAATCACAGCTGGTGTAGCAAGAGTAGATTTTGGAGACAGATCATTTACTGGTGTGACTTTAACTGCAAGAGGAGCTTTAATCTATAACAACTCATCTGATACTACTAAAGCGTCAGTTTGTGCTTTAGATTTTGGAGCAGATAAAACAGCTACTTCTGGTACGTTTACAATTCAGTTTCCAGCACCAACATCAACTGCCGCTATTTTAAGAATCTCGGGTTAGTCGGGGAGGTAACTTCCTATGGCAACCACTTGGGGTCAATTTACGTGGGGCAGCAATTCTTGGAACACAGAAGTTAATTTAATTATTCCTAGCGGAATAGCATTAACAGCTAACTTAGGTACTCCCGCATCTTTTTCTACAACAGGATGGGGAAGATACGCCTGGGGCGAGCTATCTTACGGCGTTTATTATTCTAACATTACAGAAATACCAACTGGCTTTTCTTTGCCAATGGTTCTTAGTGAAGAAACAATCACAACAGAAATTAATGTAGGGTGGGGTAGATCCACTTGGGGAAGCGTGGCTTGGGGAATTGCCGGCGATGTATTCTTAACAGGTCAAGCTATGAGCACTGCACTTAACAGTGTTTCCGTAACTGCTGAAGTTAACATTGGTTGGGGTTCTGATCCTTGGGGCATTGAAGCATGGGGTCAATCTTTATTAGCAGTAGACGTTACTGGTATTGCGATGGTGGTGGCCGAAGGTGGAGCAGGTATTTCTACTTACGGAGATAGTTCTTTAACTCTTTCATCTGCAGGAACGGCGACAGTAACAACTGGCGCTGCTATTGCTTACGCATCATTTGTCGCAGAACCTACTGGTATTGCGATGACCATGAACCTAAGTTTTGATCCTGAGTATGTGAGTCCAACTGGTTTTGCGATGACCGCTGCTTTAGGTACAGCAGTCGCAGACAATATTACTATAGCCGAAGTGTCGGCCACATCCGCTGTTACATGGGGTAATTCTAATTGGGGTTACGGTGTTTATGGTAACCAACAAGTTAATACTCTTGTTATGGCGATGCAGGAAAACTTTAGCGGAGCTGATCCTGGTCCTGATGCAAATCCTATTGGTCAAGCAATGGCTGCTAATTTAACACCAGGTAGTTCTTATGATATTACCGGTGATGCAAATGTAACTATTGAAACAGCTATGGGCTGGGGCAATGGTAAGTGGGGTGAATCTAAATGGGGTAATGGTGTTTATTTTGCAGATCCTAACTTTACATTTAGTTTAGCTATGGGTCTTGGCACCGTTGTAGCCGACGCCAATACACACCCTGATATCACTGGTTTTGCTTTAGTAATGCAAGAAGGTGATGAAGATACTAGTGGAAATGCTAAGGTAGATTTAACTGGAAATACCTTGACATTCGCGCTTGGTACAGCTACAAATGTATTGATTTGGAACGAAGTCCCAACCGGCACAGCACCGGTAGACCCGCCAGGATGGCAGGAAGTCGATACTAGCGCTGCTTAAATAAGTGTTTGACACTTATTGATAAATTAAATAATATATGATTATTGGAGCATAAAAATTATGGCGAATTCAACATCAGCTAGTTTAAAACTAACTGTCCAAGCGACTGGGGAAAACTCAGGAACATGGGGACAAATAACTAACACAAACTTATTAATCTTAGAACAAGCTATCGGTGGATATCAATCGATTGCAGTTACATCTGGTGCAACTTTAACGTTCACTAATGGTGCAGTTTCTAATGGTAAAAATCAAATTTTAAAATTAACAGGAACTATTGTAGGGGCGATTAACGTAGTTGTTCCAGATTCTGTTGAAAAAACTTACATTATTCAAAACTCTACAACTGGTTCGCATGCTGTAACAGTTAAGACTACTTCAGGAACTGGAGTAACTTGGTTAGCTACGGACAAAGGTATTAAAGAAGTATATTCTGATGGTACTAACATTGTAGATACAGCATTTACAGATTTATCATCTGACTACTCACCACAACTTTCAGCAGATTTAGATTGTAATGCACAAGATATTATAATGGATAGTGGAAACTCTATTCAAGATGATTCCAATAACGAATACCTTAAATTTGTTAAAACAGGAACAGCAGTTAATGAATTTACTATTACCAACAAAGCAGCAGGCGGCGAACCGTCACTTTCTGCAACTGGTGATGATACAGATATTTCTATAGATTTAATTCCAAAAGGAACAGGTCAAGTTACATCAGGTGGTGTAGCTATGGGTGTTTCTGGTAAAGAAACTATATGGGTACCGGCAACTACTATGTATCCTACGACTACAGCGGGTGCGAATGCAATAGCTTTAACTGAGTTAACTGCAGGAACTCCAGAAATTAACACAATCGATTTTGATGCTGCAACAGAAGAAAACGCTCAATTTACAGTAGCCCTTCCAAAATCTTGGAATCTAGGTACTGTTACCTACCAGGTTTTCTGGACAGGTAATTCTACTAACACAGGTGACTGTATTTGGGGATTAAAAGGAGTAGCTATTGCTAATGGAGCAGATATTGATACAGCTTTCGGAACAGCAATTACTGTGACGGATGCTCACACAGGTACAGCAGATTTTTTAGACGTCTCATCTGAAAGTACAGCAATGACAATCGCTGGCTCTCCAGCTGCAGGCGAACAATGCTTTTTTAATTTTTACAGAGATGCAGATGCAGCGGGTGATACGTTTTCGGCAGACGCCAGACTTATAGGAATCAAACTACACTTCACTACAAATGCACCTAACGACGCATAATAAATAGAGGAGGAAACATGTTTGGATATCAAGTATTAGGATTCGGTTCTGGAGGCGGAGGACCGGCAGCAGCAACTGGCGGTAATATGACTGAAGACGGAACTTATCGCATTCACACTTTTTTAGCAGGCGGACAATTCGCATTTACAGGAGGTTCTGTAGCAACATTACCCGTAGAATTTTTAACTGTCTCTGGAGGAGGCGGTGGTGCTGACGGCGGCGGAGACGGCGGCGGCGGTGGCGCAGGAGGATATCAAGAAGGATCAAGTTCAGGATTAGGAGTAGGAACAAATTACGCAGTGACAGTTGGAACTGGTGGCTCAGGTCCGGGTGGCATAAATGGTGGACAATCAATTTGGTCTGCTCCAGGATCAGCACCTACAGGTGGCGTAGTTACAGCTATCGGTGGTGGCGGAGGTTCAGGTGGACCAGGAATGGGACCAGGACCACAAGGAAAAGCTGGAGGCTCTTCAGGCGGAGGCGCAAGAGGAGGCGGATCAGCAACTGCACAAAATTCAAATTCCGGAGCCGGAATCGGTTATGGAAATGTCGGCGGTGGCGGCAGCATGGCAAGAGCTGGCGGTGGCGGCGGAGCTGGCGGTGCAGGAGGAACTCCTGGCCCTGGTGGTATAGGAAGACAAAACGATATATTAGTAGCCGCTTCACAAGTTTATTACGCTGGAGGCGGTGGTGGTGGAAACCAAACCGGTGGTGGCGGAGCTGGTGGCCAAGGCGGTGGAATGCCAGGCTCTACTGGATTCGGTGGAGGAATTTCTCCTGCACCAGCCAATACAGGTGGAGGCGGCGCTGGATCAGCAGACTCTCCTAGTGGAAGTAATGGCGGTAGTGGAATAGTAATCGTTAGATTTGATTCGGAGGGATAATGGCAACAACACCCATAGCAGTTTTAGATGGTAGTGATAACATTATAAACGTCATAGGATTAAAATCATCTGATGTAGACGATGGTGGCACTCCAAGTGACGCTAAATGTTCTGCACGTATATTAGAAATCTACGGACCTTCAACTGATACAAATTTATATATAATATACAAAGACTCTAGAGTTAATGAACCTGGAGTTGGTGGAACTTATGATCGTGCAAACGATAAACTTATTAAACCAAAAGAACCACCTTTTGCGTGGCCTAGTTACACGTTAAATACTACTACATGGCAGTGGGACGCACCTACTCCTTATCCAACTGATGGTCAGTCATACGGTTGGGATGAAGATACTTTATCTTGGGTTCTTACCGACCCACAGTTTTAATTTGATTTTTTAATCCCCTATGTTATAAATCCTGAAAAGGATTTATGTTTCGTTCGAAAGTAACTAGAATTAATTACACCCTGAATATGGCTATTACGGAGCTCAACATGGCTCATGAAGAAGAACTGCTTAAAGCTTTAGAGAAAAAAATTATTACAGGTATTGAGAAACAACCTGACAAAAATAATAATTATTTAACTAATGTTCAAGGGAAGATGACAGCCTTTAACTTTTTTAATAGTGATCCTGATTTTAAACTATTCTTAGAGAGTATGTTTTTTAGATGGTCTCAAGACAGTTTGTTTTATGAGGACATGAATAAAAAAACTAGGATGTATAAATGTAACATAGTTAATTCGTGGGGAAGTATTCTAACCAAGAAAGACTTTGTAAGAAGACATGACCACTTAGGTACAGATTTTGCCAGTGTTTTATATTTTGGGGACTCTATAATAAATATAGATTCTACTGATAAGAGCGCTAATTATACGAGGCAATTAAGTGCCCAAAGAGGTATAGTTATTACCTTTCCTTCGTATGTTCAGCACTGGGTTGATCCCGTAAATATCCCTGGAAAAAGAGTTACACTAGCGTGGAACTGGTCCTTCGATAAACCATGGGGAGATAGCTATTAATGTATTTTCCACTTACCATTGTAGATAACTTTTTTGATGATTTTGATTATGTATTAAAGCTAGCTAAAAGTCTTCCTTATGACCAAAAAGAAAGACACTATGTTTTTAATAATACATGGCATAAAAATTATACAATGCCTGGGTCAGTTACAAAACCCCTACATGAAATTCAACCAGATTATTTTAGATACTCTACAGAGAAAATTTTATCTCTATTCTATAACCGCTTTCAAATACATGATACCCCTTATAAGTGTTTAACTAAATTTGAAAAGATCGTTCCCTATGGAAATGAATATGATAAGCATGGCTTTGTCCATTCAGATGATGACAATATGTTAAGTTGTCTATTTTATATTCAAGGAGATCAAGATGAAGGAACAAGCTTTTTTAAATTTAAAAAATCACCCGCTCCAGACACCTTTCACCATATGGATATAAAAGAAAAACTATATGGTGGAGAAAAAGTTGATCCTAAGTTGTATAATAAAATGTTAGCCGAACATAATTCTTCTTATGATTTAATTTTAGAAGTACCTTTTATTCCAAACAGAGCTATTGTATTTGACTCATCTCACTTTCATGCGTCCAATGGATATGGTTCAATAAAGAAAAATAGAATAATACAAACTTTTTTCTTTTCCGAAATTAAAGCGGGTTCATTTCCTATCCCTGAAAAAAATAGGGTTAGTAACTTAGGGAGTTGGAAGGCATCATACTAATGAGAACAGACGATGATACAGATATAATAACTATTGTAGGAACTGAAATAGATGGGTTAATGACTGCTTTATTATTGAAGCACAATTTTCCTACTAAGCTGATTAAAGTGATACATGGGTTTGAGGATTGGGAATGTCGTACTCCATCTCAAAGTTCCGGTTACATGTTTAAAGAACAATTTTTAAATAGACTTAATCTCAATGAGCATGACTTCATGATCAAGACAGATGCTACTTATACTGCTGGCTCATATTACAGTGGGTTCGGTAAAATAGATTTTCCAAATCACTTAGGTTCTTATCCTTTATTCTATTCCCATAATGAATACCATTGTTTCCAGGGATATATCTTAGGTTGGAAACAACTTAAAAATAAATGGTTAGCTCCTAATCATTTTTATGATGGAGATATTCCATTGATACAAGATAATTTCCCCATGTCTTATACATTTGATACAGCTAAGTTTAGAGACTATCTGTTGGAAATTTGTGAACTGAATGGAGTATACATTGATAAAGCTATATACACACGAGTAGAATTAGATAATCATCAGCAAATTAAAAGACTACATGGCACAGATGGAAATTATTATACGTCTGACTGGTGGATTGATAATACTGGTCCACGTAGGCTTCTATCTTCTTTTATAGATTTTAAATGGAAGAGTTGGGAAGCACATACTCCAGCTTCAAGTCATATTTATTTTGAAACCCCTGCAATGGAAGAATATAATTTATTTACTTTTTATAAGGCGTTAGATATTGGTTACCTGTGGCGTGCTCCTTTGTATGGTAGAACGGCAAACGGTATTACTCATAATTATGAATTACAATCTAAGAATGGACCTGATATCCATAAGGTATTAGAGAAAATATATAAACATCCAATTGAATACAAAGTTAAGTCCAATAAATATCCTGTAGGTTGTTTTGATAAGATGTGGAATGGTAATATAATACTGATAGGTCAAAGTAGTTCTTTGCTAGAACCCCTAGAAGGTTTAAATGTAATGCTTAGTTTATTACAAACTAATTGTCTTATTAATGCATTGCCCAGCAAAGATAAGAAATCTGTTAATGAAGACTACAATGATTTAATGGACAATATTTTATCTTATGTTCAAATGCATTACCTTACTCAAAGAAAAGAACCTTTTTGGAAAAAAGAAATAAAACAAACAGATTTTTTAAAAGAAATGTTACCTCGTTGGCAAGTTAGATTACCTAGAGACAGGGATTTTACTCATCGGTTAAAGATGTTTGGACCTCTTTCTTTCATTAATTTAATTGCAGGACTAGACTTATATACCAAAGCACGCTATGAAGAGGAGGCAAGATTATACTCCTACGGTCAAAGGGTTTGGATAAGTAAGGAATTAAAGAAGACGAAAGACTGGGAGGAGAGCTGTTTAAGAATATCTCATAAAGAAATGCTTAAATTAATTCATACCAAAAACCTAAAGAACACTGAAAGGACAATATATTAATGAGAGACCCTAAAGATAATGGAGTTTATCCATTATTTCCAACCCCTGTTCTACAGGCAAATAAAATTTATATACCTACTAAAAAAGAACTAAAGTTTATACATGAGTTAAAGAGACGTCCTAATACAGGTAATAATTATAGTTCTCTCAATGGCTATGCCTTAGAGTCTAAAGAATTGGTTAAGATGAAACAAGCTATGCAGGGGATGTTGAATAGCTATACTCATGAATTATTAAAGATAAAAGACCACACTAAATTTGTAATTACTCAAAGCTGGTTTAATTATAACCCACCAGGTAGTTTTCATCATCGACACTGGCACGCCAATAGTTTATTTTCAGGGACATATTATATTACAGATAACAACCCTAAGATATTTTTTGATAAACCCCAGGCTCTTACAGGCGGCATTGAATACGAATTTAAAGAAATAGATATGATGAACTGTAGTGACTTTAGCATAGAGCCTCCTCAGTATTCTGCTTTATTCTTTCCTTCTTATTTACCTCATTCTGTAGAACCTAATAAGTCTAAACAGGAACGAGTATCCCTATCCTTCAATACTTTTATGAGAGGCTCTCTTGGAACGGATTTTAGAAAGACTCATTTAGTAATATGAAACATAAGGCCATACAAACCTATATGTTTTTATCCGCAATAAAGGATTATAAAAAACATAATAAAAAAATACTTAAGTATATAGAAGAGATGAACGCCCCTGTCCGTCAAAATTCTGAGGAACTAATTAGTCAATCAGATTGGAAAGTATCTAAAAAAGCTAAAAGAAAATATTTAGATTATTTTTATAAATTAGTTCCCCCTCATATGGATGCCATATCTAAAAAATTAAAACTAACTCAATGGAATATAACCAATGGTTGGTTTCAAAAATATGAACCAGGAGATTATCATAGCTGGCACGTACACCCAGAGAGTAGTTGGGCTAATGTTTATTACATACAAGACGGAGGACCACAAACAGAAACTCAATTATACGATCCCATTCTTAATCAGACCTATGCTATTCCAATGGAAGAGGGACAAGTATTAACCTTCCCTGGAAATATTATTCATCAGTCTCCTATTAACATGGGGGTTAAAACTAAAATCGTTATTTCTTTTAACTCTAACTTTTGGAACTATGAAATATAAAAAAGTATCTCCCCCTAATTCTGGTTGGTTAGAAATACAACTCGAGGACAATGTCATCAAAGGTTTAAATGGTTATATCGCTACAGCTCAGAAAAAGAGATATAATAAAGAGTTAGCTGGTAACATCACTCGTTCCCATTTAATGCCGGATAAAGATGACTGGTTTTTTAACTCTACTCTAGGTCCAGCTATTCTAGAATATCAAAAAGCATTCTCTCCTCATACTGTTGTCCCTTCTATTTTAACTAAGAATCATAACTACATTTTAGAAAGATTATGGTGTAATTTTCAAAAACGATATGAGTTTAATCCAGTGCATGATCATAAAGGGGTTTTTTCCTTTGTGGTATTTATGAAGATACCTACAGACTTTAGAAAAGAGCACGAGCTTCCTTTTATAAAGGATTCTAATAATCGTTTAGCCTCGTCTTTTTCTTTTTATTATATGGATATGTTGGGACGTCTTAATCCTCATTATTATCATTTAGATAAGGAGGCAGAAGGAAGAATGTTATTCTTTCCTGCAGCTTTAAAACATACGGTATATCCTTTTTATACTTCTACTAAAGATAGAATTACTGTAGCTGGGAATATATCTTTAGATTCGGATCAGCCCATTGATACCTAGACTAGAAGACTTTATATATAAAGAGAAACTGATACCGGAAGGTTTATGTGTAAGAATCATGAATGCATTTCCTGATTTTAAGTGGACTACCCATACCTGGTATAATACTGTCAGTGGAAATACTGGATCGCATGATTCCAAAGAATTAGAAGTGGTTCCTGCAGACAAAGAATTCCACGATCAGTTATCTCCTTTTGTTATTCAGGCTTTAGATGAGTATCAAGATAAGCTTAAACAAAAAATTATTCATAAAATAAATCCAATAAGATTTAATAGATATCCTACTGGCAGTATGATGAGGAGACACTTCGATCATATCCATGATATCTTTGATGGGGTAGACAGGGGCATTCCTATTTTATCTATAGTGGGCGCTTTAAATAATGACTATGAAGGAGGAGAATTCTGTCTCGGCCCGCATACTTTCAAGATGGAGCAAGGAGATATTTTATTATTTCCTTCTTCTTTTGTGTATCCTCATCATGTTAATGAGATAACAAAGGGCACACGTTGTACTTTTGTCTCGTGGGCATATTGATGAAACTTAGAGATAATTTTCTTCCAGAGGATGAGCTTTTAAAACTTCAACAGGTTATGATGAGTAATACTTTTCCCTGGTACTATAATTCATTTAAGGTTAATAATGATGCTTATGAACAGTCTAGATTAGATTACTATCAATTTACTCATATCTTCTATAAGGATGGGAAAGAGATGAGTTATTTAATTAAACTCTTACAACCCATCTTTGATAAATTAAATGTAAAAACATTAGTTAAGGTTAAGGCCAATTGCAATCCATATACTCCAGAAAAATTATCGTTTCCTTTTCATACGGATGTAAAAAAGCCTGAGGGAATAACAACTAATATATTCTTTTTAAATACTACTAATGCTGAGACTTTTTTAAAAACAGGAGAAAAAGCTGTTGGCATTGGGGAAAGTGTGGTAAATAAAGAGAACCGGATGTTAAGTTTTCCGGCGACAATAGAGCATTCAGGGAGCACCTGCACCGATGCAAAAGCTCGGTTTTTAATCAATATAAACTACGTCTAGACTATTTAAAAAATAGCCTATATAGTGAGAAATTATGCTACAGAAACTAAAATTTGTACCAGGATTTAATAAACAAGCCACCGAGTCTGGCGCTGAAGGTCAGTGGGTAGACGGAGATTTTATTAGATTTAGATATGGATTACCTGAGAAAATAGGTGGATGGCAACAATTAACTAACCCCACTTATACATTACCGGGAGTCGCTAGATCTCAACACGCATTCACAAGCTTAGCTGGTGAAAAATATGTAGCTATTGGAACTAATAAAGTCTTGTTCGTGTATTACGCGGACCAAGTATTTGATATTACCCCTTTAAAAACAGCTTTAACTTCAGCTACTTTCACAGCTTCTTCAGGGAGTGCAACTGTGACTGTTAATAAAACTTCTCACGGTTTATCCGCTGGAGATTATATAACTTTTGAAACAGTTACCGTCCCGACAGGTTCTGGATGGGCGACCACTGATTTTAGTGATAATGGCTTTGAAATATCTGCCATTGCTACTAATACATTCGCTATTGAAATGCCAACGGTATCTGGTGGAACTACCACAGGGACCGGTTCAGCAAGCATTCTTCCCTACGAAACTGTAGGACCTACTTTTCAAACTTATGGTTATGGCTGGGGTACCTATCTATGGGGTGATTCTACTTGGGGTACGGAACGTACAACAAGTGATGTAGTTCTAGATCCAGGCCTCTGGAGCCTAGACAACTATGGACAAGTATTAATTGCTACCATTCGTAATGGTAAAACTTTCACATGGAACGCAGGCGCTGCTAATGCTAGAACCATTAGAGCTTCTACAGCTACAACAAGTTATTTAACGTCGAATAATCCGACAGCCTCTCTTATGACCTTAGTGTCAGATAGAGACAGACATTTATTTCACTTAGGAACTGAGACTACTATTGGTACACCCGCAACTCAAGACCCTATGTTTGTAAGATTTTCTAATCAAGAAGATTTAAATACTTATTTACCCACAGCTACTAATACAGCTGGAACCTTCCGACTAGATTCTGGTAACACAATCAGAGCCGCAATAGCCGGTAAGGACTATGTTTTAATTTTAACAGATACAGCAGCTTATGTAACTCAATATGTAGGTCCACCATACACATTTAGTCTTAGACAAGTTGGAACTAATTGCGGATGCATCGGACCCAATGCAGCTATCGCAGCCGACGGAGCAGTCTATTGGATGGGAGACGCTGGAGGATTTTATAGATATGATGGTACTGTTAAAACAATTGATTGTTTAGTAGAAGATTTTGTATTTGAGAGCACTGGAACTAATTTAGGAATTAATTATGATTCCAATTTAATAGTAGCTGCAAGTCACAATAGTTTGTTCACTGAGATAAACTGGTTCTATCCAAAATCTGGCTCTACACAAATTGATAGATCCGTTACTTATAATTATGGAGAGAATATATGGACTGTTTCCTCATTAGCTAGAACAAGTTACATTGATGCTACCATTTTCAATCTTCCACATGCTACAGAATATGATGCTACAGCTACTCCTACCTATCCTATTTATGGAGCGACAGCTTTGGCGGGATCCAGCATGTACTATGCACAAGAAACAGGTACTGATCAGGTCAATAGTTCAGGCACTACTTCTATTAATGCCTTCATTAGGTCTGGTGATTATGATATTACTTCTAAAAAAAGTATGATGGGAACACCCACAGGGGTCGTAGACTTTAGAGGAGATGGAGAATACTTTATGTCCGTCAGTCGAATTATCCCTGATTTTAAATACTTATCTGGAAATGCGAAGATGACTTTATATGTAAGTTCTTACCCTGATGACACAGCTGTAAGTTCTTCATTAGGTCCCTTTACAGTTACCTCTTCTACTGCTAAAGTAAATACTAGAGCCAGAGGAAGATTGGTTTCAATCAATATTGCTAACGACGCCACAGGTGAAACTTGGCGATATGGAACATTAAGATTAGACGCACAAGCGGACGGAAGAAGATAATGCCATTTCAGTCAGAAAAACAAAGAAGATATTTATGGGCCAACGAGCCAGAGATAGCTCGTGATTGGACCGATACTTATGGAAGTAGAATCGAATCTAATACAGGTGGAATTACTAGACTAGGTTATGCTCAAGGAGATTCTATTCGCCCTGTTGATGATGGCCCTGTTTATAGAGTAAATGAAGAAGAGGTGGAGGAAGAAAATCCTTTAGAAAAATTTATGAGATTTATGCAAGGCAATGCAGGGAATTTAAGCCAAGCTGATATTGATGCCAATACAAAGTTTTTACAAAATTATGGTGTAGGTGGTGGTAACATATCATTTGCACAAAACAATCCATATCAAATGACAAGCGGACCATTCCAAGGAATGAATGCACCAGGAAGTTCTGCATTTGGTTCTACGACTCCACAAGAGATGGCACAGAAGTGGATGAAGAAATATGGAGACATAGATCATTATAGTGATGCAATGAAAACTAAGAAAGCAAACATTTCAAAAATTGCTCAAGGCAATCAAGGAAATAATACGGGAGTAGGCTATCAGCATCCAGGAAGTAAAGAATCTATAGCAACTGCTGGAGATCCTATGGCACAAGGTGGAATAATGAGATTAGGTTATGCTCAAGGTAATCCTCATCAAGATCAAGACCAAGGACTAGGTATGTCGCCGGGAGCAGCTCAAGCAAGAGGACTAGGCGCTCTCCATCATGGCTCAACTACATCTGGAAATTTACACGCAGGAAATGTGGGTGGAGGAAATAATCAAGGTCAAGGTCCAACCCTAGATATTTCTGATGTAATTGAAACATTTGACAAAGGTAAAAACGCCCTGAGTCTAATAAAGTTATTTAAGGATCAGGGTCCAATGGGACTTCTACCTTGGGGTATGCAAAAAGGAAAACAATGGTTTGATAAAAAATATAATATAAATCCGGATCAAAGTATAATTTACGGGATAGGAAACAACCAAAGTAATCTACAAGACACAGAGGAGCTAGAAGGCCAATTAGCTTTTACAGAGGGTAGTATCCTAGATAAAAAATTAAAGAACGCATTCAATTCTTATAACCAAACTGGTTTCGGTTTAGAGAATGTACAACAGTTAATGAAACTGGATAAACAAAATCAAGAGAAGAAAGGAACACCTCTTTCTTTACCAGCATCGGCATACTCATTGATATCGTAATGGCAAAGATAACAGCATACATACCTGAACCACAGGAAGAGTATAAGGTGGAGAACCAGAGACAAGTTCTAGAAGCTCTCGACACAGTTAAAACACAATTAAATTTTTCATTTCAACAAGACATGAAAAACGAACAGGACGCATTTAATTATTTCTTATCATGAGTATACAATATAAAAATAAAAGCATAGCTTTAACAAACACTGCTCTAACGACGGTCCTTACTATTAGTACCTCAGCCGTGGCCATAGTTAAAAGTTGCTATTTTTCTAATGCAAGTACCGGAACTATACTATGTAATGCCAGCCTTTATGATCTTTCAGCTACTACTAATTATGAATTTTTTAGAGATAATATTTTGTCTAGTTCGGTAGTAAATGCCACAGTTCAAGGGTTGAATTTAGAAGCAGGAGATGCTATAAAAGCTCAAGCTGCAACAGCTAATGAACTTACTGTTGTATGCAACTATGCGCTTATAAATAGGGAGAATGAAAATGGTTGAGATAACTAAAATAGATTGCACAACTGTAATCACTTATAGAAATACAAAAACCGGAGAGACTTCTTTGGAGAAGAAAGAAGGGCCTGATATAGTACAAGACTGTGCTGTAACAGTGTCCCCTAAAGGAATGAATGCTATACAGAAAGTAATGCTTAAAGATGAAGATAACAAATCAAAGTGATCCGTTAAGACCAAAATCACCTAGAGGTGGAACAGAACTACAGCTCGATTATTTAAAAAGAAATGTAGATTTTAAATTATTGGAAGAAGTACAGATTTGTACATCTGTGCCTGAACGAGTTCCTTTGCATAAGGATAAAGTTAATATTCTATGGCAGAAAAATTCATGGGACCAACCTAATTTAAATCCCTGGTTTAGTGATAAAAGTAATCACCATAAATATGACTGGTATGTTTTCAATAGTCATTGGAACTATGAACAGTTTAGAAAAAAATTTGATATACCCACGCATAGATGTGTGGTTATTAAGAATGGAATCAGTGGTATCCAAAGAGCACCTGCATATAAAAAAGGTCAAGCCATTAAAATAATTCATCATAACACACCCTGGAGAGGACTCTCAGTTCTATTGGGAGCCATGCAGTTGGTTAAGAATCCTTTAATAACTTTAGATGTGTATTCTTCTACAAGGGTTTATGGAGAACACTTTTTTAATGAAACAGATAAAGATTACCAAGAGTTATATTTGCAGGCTACAAAATTACCTAATGTTAATTACATAGGTTATCAACCCAATGAACATATTAAAGACAATTTAGAACAATATCAAATGTATGTATATCCATCTATCTTTGAAGAAACTTTTTGTATCTCTTTATTAGAATGTATGGCCGCAGGTATATTTTGTATAGTTAATGACTTCGGTGCGTTATATGAAACAGGAGCCGAGTTTCCTTTGTATGTTCCATACGAAAATGATCATAGGGTGATGGCTCAAAAGTTTGCTTTTGCTATAGAACAAACAGCAAATAAATTACATGAAAATGAAGTTTTAAATCATTTAGAATCACAATCTCATTATGCTAACATCTATTATGGATGGGGCAAGATAGGTACTACGTGGACTAAATTTTTAGAAGGAGCAATAAGTGCGAAAGCCCAATGAGCCTATATGGTTTAATGAGGATACTTATCAAACCATCAAACAAAACAATACTAACTCTAGTGGCGCAGTAACTACTATTAATATAGGGGGTCAATCTCCTTATAAAGTAATGGTCTGTACTCCAGTTCATAGTGATGTGAGTATGCACTACTGCCAAGCAGTTTTAAAATTTCAACAAGAATGTCTCTTGAAAAAGATGTTAGTTAGTTTTACTCTAATGAAATCTTCTTTAGTTACACAGGGAAGAAATCTATGTGTAGCTGAAATGTTAAACCACGCAGATAAATATACTCATCTATTATTTATAGATTCAGATATAGACTTTCAAAGTAAAACTATTTTCTCTATGCTAGAGAAAGACTTGGATCTTATTGCATGTCCTTACCCCATGAAGACTATTAGTTGGGACAAGATATGGAACAGAACCCATGACAGAGACAGAGCGGTTACTAATAAAGATGACCTATCTAAAGCAGGTTTTACATTTCCTTTAAAAGTAGAGAACCAGAAAGTCATTGAATCTAAGAAAGGAGTAGTAGAAGTTACGCATGCTCCGACTGGATGCATGTTAATTAAAAGAGAAGTACTAGAAAAAATGATGAAACACTACCCTGAATTAGAGGTGTTCCAACCTACAATTATTAATGGAGAAGAAGTTAAAACTCCCCATACTTATAATCTTTTTGATACATTGCATGATCCTAAGACTAAAAGATATTACGGTGAAGACTTTGGGTTCTGTCAACGATGGAGTGATATGGGTGGAAAAGTACATATTTATATTAAAGATTACATTACTCATGTCGGCGAGTATCAATACTGTGGTCGTTTCTGGGACGATCTATATCAAGGTACTCAACCCTTTAAACGTGTTGACGAAGATAAAAAAATCAAATAAAGTGTGATAATTCAGGACAATAAGGCCTGCACTCAAACACCAATTGCGACATAATTATGGCTATAACAGATATTGATATTTCAGAAAAATTAATCGGAGACGCTCCAAGCATTAAATATGAAGGAGATATGAGGACAGATCGCTCTACCCCACCATGGGAAAGAGAGAATCCTTGGGACGAAGATCCAAAAGATCAAGTCATTGATGAAGAAACAACTATTAGAGTAGCTTCCGAGCCAAGTTGGGAAGACGAATGGGAACAGATTTACCAGAATTATAAAGCCAAACAAATTAAACTAGAACAAGAGTTTGTAACTAAAGACGAATTTATGGAGGACTATCAATATGCTTCAGGAGGCAGAGTTAATTTCGGTCTTGGAAGCCTATTTAAAAGTGTTGGTAAAGCAGCTAAGAAATTTGTTAAGAGTCCAATAGGTAAAGCAGCACTATTAGGTTTAGGAGCTTACGGTACTCACGCTGGTTGGTTCGGCCCTAAAAGTTGGCAGGGATGGGGTAGCAAGATAGGACCAGCTTTATTTGGAACACCAGGAGGTATTGGTACTTCTGCTGGTATAGGAGGTTTAACAGGAGCAGGTCCATCAGCTTGGACAGGAGCTCCATTAACAAAAGGTCTATTAGGTAAATGGGGATTAACTAAAGGCGCAGGCTCAATGATGCCAACAGCTTTAGGCTGGGGCACAGCAGCAGTAGCAGGAGGAATGGGTGCACAAATGTTTGAAAACATGCAACCAGATGACATAAAAGCTTTAAGAAATAATCCAGACGCTTTAAGAAATTATTTAAAAATGTATCATACTAATACTCACCCTGACAAAACAGAAAAAGAAGTAGATATCTGGGTCGA